CATCACCGTTGACTGGTTTAGCCATCAGATCGCATTTGCCACCAAACCCTAGGGGATGCCCAAAAGACCGCTCAGAAAGCCACAGCTGGCTTCCAAACGCCTCTTGTAAGGCATTGGTAACCGCATCTAGGTACGGTGGCTTTTCCGGCATATATACCTGGTCAAAATAAGCCTCAATGACCGCATGGATGGCCGTACCTCGTTCCGCAGCATCCCTGCCAGTTGCCTTGGAATCCTGCATGACACGAGCCAGCCAATCAGACTCAGGTTCGCCTTCCATCCTGGGCAGGGTTAGGGCTGCTAGGAGGACTTGTTGCTGTTTCCATGTATCAAGCCCTGCTTTCGATAGCATTCCGTTAATTGTTGTAACACTTGGCAGAAGTCCGAGTTTCCGTGCGTCACGGAGCGTTGTGGCTCTTTCCCCAGTCTTGCCGATGGTTGTATAGGCTGGAGTGCCGTCTTTGGTGTACCAATGACCATTTTCTGTCACCTTTTCTTTTATTAACATATTTTCCTCAGAACGGGATGTCGTTCAAGTTATCGTCTTCAATCTTGGGTGCGTTTGCCTCACGCTGTTTATTGCCACGCCATTCACTACTTTCCGTGATCTTTTCTTTGTAATACTTTGGCAACGCATCGTACTTAGACTGGTCAAACTCAGCCAACCAAAAATGATTAGTCGGGTTAATGCCTTCCGGTTGAGCGTTACGCAGAGCAGAAGGAACAGGGCTAATGCCGCTGATATTGGCGTACTTGCCATCTTCTGAGTGCGTGATATTAACCATGCAGAACTTGCCCAGCAATCCTTTAAGGTCAAAGTTCTTGCGATCTTCCGCAGTCATTTTTTTGTTTGACCAGCTTTCTAAATCTTGGCGCAGCCGTGCTTGATCGCCTAAACTGACTGTATATCGCTTGGACACGATTAAGGGCTTTCCATCGTCTGTTTTTAGCGGCAGACCTGCATCATCGTCACCATGTAGTTCCCAAGTAAACACAACCTTGTGCATGATCTTGGTTTCCCCAGCCCATTCGGTAGCTTGGTGGCCTAAGTCAATGATGGAGTAAAGCCGTGCCATATGTAAGCCAGCAGGGGCAATCTTAAAATCTTTTTGCGTATCGGTAATAATCATTTGTTTGCTCCAAAAATTTGACCAAAGTCGTTCACAATGTCACGAATGACGGGGTTTACATGGTTGTTGCGTTTAGGTGCGACATATCCGCAGCAATGGCGTAATAGGTCTATTTGACGCTCGGTAAGAAATGTACCTTCTTCCAGGTCTTTGAATACTTCATCAAGTTCAAACTGCATCTGTACTTGATCTGCTAACTGCTGGTCATAATCACTCATTTTTGATCTTTCTCACCCGCTTGGGTAGTTATCACGGCACATACCGTACTTAGATATTAAGCAAACTTAAACCACAAGTCAACAGGTATTTGCAAAAAAGATACAAATAAGTTAAGATAACTAAACTATGAATGCAACAGCAATTATTAAATTATTGGGTGGCCCTACCCGCATAGCCAAAATGGTGGGGGTCAGCGTACCTGCCGTTTCTATGTGGCAGAACGGGGAAATACCCCAAGATAAGCTAATAGTGCTGGCAGCAACCCTGGAAAAGGAATCACATGGGCTAATTACCCGTAAGTCGCTTTTTCCCAACAATTATGGGTTGATTTGGCCTGAGTTGGATTAATTTGGTATATACTCTTGGTAAGCGGAGTGAAGTCTGCGGATAACTAGGCTAGTGACCAAGACCCTTTTGGGTTGTTCTGAGTGTTTACTAAATGCTACAAGCCCATTTATTAAGCAACTTCACCTTAGAGCAACCTAAAGGGGTTTTTCTATTTCCGCTTGGTATTGGCTGGGCGGGATCCGACACCAGCAGTCAATATACAAGTGCTACTGGGGGATAGTTGATGCAACAGCACAAATATAGGTGGCGAAGCTAGTGCCTATTCAACGAACGACTGGCGGGTTCTGTGGCTCCGAAAAGCAGATGAAGGCGAACCAGGAAGGCTAGGTTCGTTCACCAAAAAGCAACGAATTACTTATATAGACTTAAATACAACACTAGGGTTAGTCCTAAATAAATAAAGGTTGCATTAGTTAAGATAACTTAATAAAGTAGAGGTACTCAATAACGAGTGGAATAGATAAGGAATAGATATGACAACCAAAAAAACCCCAAAAGCCAAGCCGCTTACCGCATTAGAAAAGGCAGAACGCAAAGCCAGCATTGCTGAATCGGCTCTTTACCAAGCCTATAACGACCAAGACGAAGTATTTGGCCTGCTTTACCTCATAATCAACGAGGCAGAAAGTCCGGAACCTAACAAATACCAATTACGCAGAGCCTTGCAGGGTCTTAGAACCTTGCTAATAGCAAACCAATGCAACATGATGGACTACGCTGGATTGGAGTATTAATCATGAAAGACATAATCGGTGCTTGCATACTTGGTGCAATCCTTGGCGCAATGTTCGCCCTGGCAATATGATCGAAACGGTGATGATTGTGTTTGCATTAGGCGTTTTTATCCTATTTGCAACTGTTATGGTGCTTGCCGCCATATTTCTTTTTTGGAACAACAAATGACATTTTTAGTCGCAAACATACCGCCTGTTAAATGCTTTGTGCGGAAAGAGTACCTATATAACCAAGAAAAAGGTCACGGTGAATTAGAGCCTTGTGTGTGGATGACCGCTAAAGCCATAAAAGGCCAAGCGTTTAGGATTGAATCCATGCTTACCAATTACGGTGCGCTGTACGACAAACTGCCAATCAGTGCTTATGTATGGAAGGAAGTCGTTGATCCCCTGCCCCTGGATTACTTGCAGATATGGGATTGCCTTTCTTACGATATGGCGGTGATTGAAAAGTCAAATCTGCGTGGGCTAAAGGTCAAATACTTTGGCAAGGATAGACAGTTTCATTTTGGCAACTATCTTTTCACCATTGACTTTGCCGATCCGGACAGCAATCGGCTAGACACTACTTTTAGTGAAGGGGTCCAGGAACACAAGTCGTACAACTTTATTAAGCTGGATAACGGGCAATTTGCCTGCCAGCCTAATAACCGTTGCCTTTGGTACGATGTTTCGATTGTGCCAGCCGAGCTTAAAACCCCTGATTTTAAGATACCAACCGAAGTCTATAGCGTTGAGAACCATGCAAAATGGTCAGCCAAAGACGAATGGTTTTACAACTTTGACGAGATAACACGATGAACTTTGCTGATTTTTATAGCCTATATCCTCGAAAACAGGGGCGAAGGGCTGCCGAAAAGTCATGGGACAGGCTAACCCATCAAGAGCAGGAAGATGCGTTCTTAGCCTTGCCCACGCATTTAGAGTACTGGAAGTTAAAACAGACTGAAAAGGACTATATTCCCCATCCTGCCACCTGGCTTAACCAAGGCCGCTGGGAAGATGAACTGGACATGGAAGTTAAAAAGATCAAGAAACCCGAATTGCCTTGGTATTCCAGCGAAGAATTAACGAAGGCCAAAGCGCAGGAAGTCGGTTGCCAAGCGTATGCAGGTGAGGGCTGGCAGCAATGGAGAGCAAGAATTAGCCAAAAGATAAAGCAAATTGAAGAACAAGCATGAAGATTACCTTGTCGATTGGTACATAGGCGTAGCTAAAAGACGGGGCTGGGATGAAGTTGTACGGTTACTTGTACAAGAAAAAGACCAAGAACGCATGAAAATGTTGATAAAAAAGAGATTAGGAAAATGAGAGAGATAGACCCCAATAAATGTATAGACTTTATTTTAGAAAACGCTGGCAAATATGCAGCCGCCAAAGGTGAGTTGGCCCAGCTAGAAACCTTTAAAAGCAGCCTAAAAGCGATAATGATGCAGAAGTCAGGCGAACAAACAATCGGGGCGCAAGAACGAGAAGCCTATGCCTGTCAGGAATATCAAGACCTATGCAAAGCCATTGGAACGGCTACCGAAAACGCTGAAAAGCTAAAATGGGAATTAGAAGCTGCAAGACTTAGACACGCTACATGGCAAACTTTAGAAGTATCAAACCGCAACCAAGATAGAATCTTAAAATGACACAATTAAAAATAACTGAAGAATTCCTTATTCTTAAACTACTATCTAAAATGTACGATGATGCTTTAAGACGCAACGATTTA